AGATTTGCCCAACCAGTTGAATTCTGACCATTGTTGTCTTTAAGTGCCGCAAGTCTTGCACGTGGATCTTCAAAATAGTCTGTACCCAAATCCTTTGTCAAACTAATCTGTACTGCATCTTTGATCAGTTTCTCAACTGGTGAATACTCACCTTTCTCCAACAGGTCAGCACTTTTAAGTATTGCACGTTCTAGTTCACTGCGTCTAGTAAATGCTTCAAACTCTTGTAAAAACCAATCAGTGTGTCCACTGTTGAGATCTGGAATCTCCAACAGTTCAATGTTTGTAACTGCTTTTATCTGTGCCCTATCAGGAAGTGTCTTGTGTTCGTTTGCATGATCATAGATAAACTTTGCAGTTTCACGCAAGTCTCTGTCAAAGTTTTCTGCATTGAATATGTTTTGTACTCGCAAGAAACTTTGTGCATCATGCATCATCATTTCTAAAAACAACTTTTGTACATCATATGTGTATTCTGTCATACTGTCCTCATCAGGCGTTTACGTGCCATTTCTATTTTTATCTTACTGCGTTCTGCGTTTGCATGTATTTGTCGTAGTGTTTCTGCTACACCAAAACATATGACCGCATCGTTCACATCTTTTATATCTTCAGGCCATTCAGGTATACTGACTTCAAACTTGTGTTCTATAGCGGCATCAATTATACTTAACCCAGCACGGTCTTGATCAGGAACTACTATAATTCTACGTTGTAACTGTTTCAACAACTGTGCTTGATCTTTGCTTATGGTTTCATGCATACATGCCAAGCCAGATATACTTAGTGCATCAAAGATACCTTCAACAACTATTGCACTGGTCCATTCAGATTTTTGTAAATCATATCCAAAAACATATCCAGGTTGTTGACTGTTTATAAATTTTGGTGTGCGATTGTCTAAGTATCTACTTGTGTGTCCAACTATCCTGTTCTTGTATGTATAAGGTACAACTATTCTATCTCGCGGGCCACGTTTTTTGTCTACTAAGAATGGATAGCCAAAAACTATACCACGTTTCTTCAAGTACTCAACATAATGAAAGTGATCTCGATTGTTTTCATCTATACGTTCAACACCAGCGGGTATTTCTGTTTCTTCAAAATCTATTTGTTTTTGTTTTATGGTATTGCGTTCAGCAGTTAGATCCAATAAACTTTTACGTTTTAAACTTTCTAAGTTGAGTCTTTCAATGTCAGTTGGGTCAACACCTAACCATTCTAAAAGTTTACGTGCTTTATAACCCACACTACGTCCAGCAACAAAACTTGCAGTAAAACCACAGTTAAAGCAATGGTAACTCCAATCATCATCTTGTTGTTTGATTCCACCACGAAGACGTTTGTCCTGAGACTCTCCTTGATGCACACAACATGGTGCATTAAAACTTACCCAACCAGAACTTGTGTGTTTTCGCTTTTGCGGAATGTAACTCAGTAGATCAATCATTATGTTATAATAACATAACCTATTGCTTTGTGCAAGTGTTTTGATTAACGGTAGGAAATTTGGGTAATAGTACCGTTATTGATCTCAACTGTAGGTGTAGCTTCATAGCCTTGTCCACCATTGGTTACAGTGATTTGAGTCACTACATTTCCGCTGATTGTTGCCGTAGCAGTTGCACCTGTGCCTAGTCCTGTAATTTCAACATTTGGTGTTCCAGGACCATAGTACTCACTGCCGCCTGTTGCACTAATCTCAGTTACCGCACCGTTCTGTACAGTAGCACTGCCAGTAGCAGCTACACCATATTGATTGATTTCAAAACGCACCCAGTTGTGTCTTCCTTCAACGTTTACAAATGCTCTCTTGGTTTGATTGGTGTAGACTGTTTGACTACCTATATCATACCAATCTGGTCCTATTTGTGTATCGCTGCCTTGTGCTTTAACATTGCCTGAAAAGTTGTCAAAGTCAAACTGAAATGTTGTGAGTGTATTGTTTGCAGTATATGCCATACTGGTATATCTTCTATCTCCAGATTCAGTTTTAATTCCATAGTCATCTGGTTTGGGTATTTCCAGTAACTTGCTTTCGACAAAATTAGGATATACACTATCTACAATTTCAACTTGACCACGTCCTGAACTGTATGCATCAGTAAAAACTGCTTCATAGAGATTGCCACTGGCACGTTCCAAACTCCAGGTTGCTGTCTGTTCTTCAATAAGGTCAAGTTCTTCACTGGTAAGTGTAACCTTTGCTCTTCCAAATGTTGCACTCAATGTTTCTAAATCTTTGGCTATTAATTGTTCTTCTCCGTCTGTGGACATCATTCTATAGGTTATGGTACTACCACTGATATTCACTGGTTTTTGATCTTGATTAATAAACTCAAATAATATTACATTGTCAACGCCTCGATTTACTTTCAATTTTTTTGCATACACTGGTTGCCATCTCCTTTGAAAGTATGCACCACTCGTATCAGGTAATAACACCTGTTGCTTCTGCTGATATAAATATACGGGTGTAGAATACATAAATTAACTCCAATTATAAGGTATTTATGGGCGTAGAGCTATTCGAAAAGATTGCAGAACGATATCCATTTATCACTTTCTGTACATATGCAGGAAATGAATATGTTGGTGTGATCCAAAATCGTGATGATCAAATAACCACAATATACGATTTTGGTGGCATTGTCGAAGATGATATAAAACGTGATTTTCTTGAACTTGCCAATCAATGGTGGTGGGAATCTAACCGCAGTATTCCAATCAATATATTTCTAAAACAAGATTGGGAAAAATTTAAACCATATCTAAAGACTTTTATCAATAAAGACTTACAAATTTTACTTGGGCCAAGCACAAGTCTAGCTGAACTATCACGGAAAAAAATCAAACGTCGTAGTATTACTCTTGTTCGCAGAGTAGATTAATGTGCAGTGCAACAAGACGTGCATAACTGATTGCATGTGATTTTTTAAACACAAAACCAGCACTATCATCTCCATCCCATACAGTTGCAAATACATCAGGCCAACTCTTACGTTGTAGATGTGATTTTCCTGGACGTATTATACTGATAAATGCAGCCATTCGTTGTATGTTGTCTGGTTGCATTGCAACTATTAGGTCATGATAGTTTCCAATATGCACTATCTGTTCACAAAAATTTTTGTCTTGTAGACGTGTCCAGTCTGTTTCTTTGGCCAACATAGCATCATAGTGTGCTTGGTCACGTATTAATGTGTATACACTTTGATTCAGTAAATCTAGTTTGAAATATCCACGTTGTTCTGCATACTCATAATCTATGCTTGCACAACCGTTTATTGCATCAAACGGCACAGGAGTAACATACACTCCGCTATTGTGCTTTTTTCCTTCTGCATTCATTCTTGCAGGCGTGCATTGTATCAAATCGATAATCTGTTGCCTATCAGCAAAGTCTATGTCAACATCAGCACTCATTTACTAATATAGTGTCCTATGTTTGCAAATTCAGCAATAGCAAATACTATTGCGGCCATCACTAAATCGCCAGTAAACAATGCATAGCATCCACCAATGCGTATTGCACTTTTAATCAACAACATGTAGAATTGTGGATCTTTGGACTTGTTTACTTTTTCCATTTGTTGCATTTTTGGTCGAGTCAGTCCCATTTTGTTCTCCTTTGCGGGTAATGTAAAACTTATTTTTTCTGTATAAAAAGGCACTTTACCATCCTGCTTGTTTAAGTATTTCTTCGCAGTATGCTTGATCTGCTGGATAATCACGAAACTTCTTTTGCCAGAAGTCTGGATCAATCCAAGGCCATACAATTTTTGTTTGATCAGGATTCATATCTGCTAGGTATGCTTGTCCTGATTCTGAATTATATACCAACCAAGGTGATATGCGTCCAGTACTTATTGCAAATGCAACTGCATTATCATTTCCATAACGTAAAAAATCCTGTGCTGGATGTCCTGTACGTTCACTCCACTTCATAGTATATTCGATACCACGTTCAAGTGCGTCTGTTAGTGCTTCCCGTCTAATATATTCATGAAGGTATTCATCATACACTGCTTCTTTGCACCAATGATCAAGTTTTTTGTTTTGCTTGATTACCCATTCAACAAACTTGGGTACGTTTATTGCGTTGATTGCAACACAATGTCTTCCAAATTTTACAAATGCTTTATAGTAAGGAGATGTTGCAAAATCTGCGTAGGTTTTTAGTTTTGCACTGCCTTGCGTCATGGTGTAAAACTTCAAATAACTTTGCAATCCAATCTGTACACCAACTTCTTTTTCTTCTTGCCATCTGCGTTTTTGCTCGCAAAGATGTACTGCAAGTGTGCTTTCTTTCCTAAATTCTCTTTCACAGTATTTGCATTTATACGTTTCCGCTATCACGCATGTGTTCCTTAAGTTCTTTTGTAGTAACTAACTTACTCAACAACTCTATTTCATCTGCTTTCATTGCAGGAAACAGTGTCATTAATGTTTTTTTAACTTCGTTGTTGCCTTTTTCTTTTTTCTTCGGTGGTATCCACTGATGTCTGTGCGATCCCATACCTGGTGAAATACTTGTAGCACACAACCATTGTAGTTTAGGATGTTGGTTTATGTCAAAAAAATGTTTGTTCAGTCGCTGATTGCAGGCTATCAGATAGTATTCTTGTAGTTCGCTGGGACCTTGTACACTTGATCCCCAACGTATCATGAGAAAGTTAGAAAACTTTTTTCGTTCTTCGTCTGACAGACTATCATAGAACTTGCGATCCTTGTTATCAAGACAACGCATCTCATTTGCTATGTTAAGTTTTTCGCTCACCGTATTTTTTCCATATCTTATGTAGTAACAAAAACCAGACACTGTTAATTG